ACAATGTTAGCCAATGGTGAGCCTCAAGTTCCATTGATCATGTCTAGTTACAGTACGTTTAATAATTGTAGAAAAGAGTTATTACGTGTAGCTAAGATAGGAGGGTATGAACCTGTGCTTAGTCCAATGGTAGGGTATGCAGTGGTTAAAGTGGAAGATGATAAAACTAGCACAGCATTCTGTGTAAAGAATATGCAGAGTATATAATGTGGTCTACTGTATCGGAAGTGTATCCCACCTACTTCAGTCCCTCACAGGCTCCACAAGGCTCTGTGTTGGTCGTTGAACCACAAGTGATACGTAGCTATGACTATAGATCAATACAGCCTCAGAAGCCACCATACGAGCTTACAGAGGATTACTACTCAAAGAGGTTATGGATATGTTAGCAGAGTTAGCCATAGCTAATGCAGCGTTTGCAGTTATTAAGACTACTATTGCTAATGGTAAAGAGATTGCTGATGCTGGATCTGCCCTTACTAAATACTTTGGTGCTAGTCAGTCTATACAGCAGAAAGCTTCCATTGGTACAGGAGATGTACTAGCTGCCTATCAAGCAAAACAAGCCATAGAGAAGCAAGAGAAAGAATTAGAGTGGATGCTAAACAAACAATCCATTCAAGGCTACTATAAGTACTGCCAGTTTAGAGATGAGTTTTTTAAGAAACAGAAAGCTTTAGCAGTTAAACAAAGAGTAAGAGCCAAGAAGATAAAGAGTAACGTAGAGACAGGGTTTTTAGTCACACTATTAACTGTTCTTTTCCTAGCAGCATTCGTTGGTATGTTAATTTATATAAAAGGGACTTTGTAAATGAATGATCGAGAGTTAACACAACAAGAGAAGAATGAGATAGCTGAGTTAGCAGCAGACAAAGCTTATGAAAGGTTCTACCTTGCAGTAGGTAAGTCAGTTATCAAGAAGATAATGTGGATCATTGGTGCTACTGCTGTAGCTTGTTGGTTATATTTTAATGGGGATATATGATGGGCTTTGAGTTAGGAAAGAATAGCATTAACAACATGGTAGGAATAGATGATCGACTCATTGATATTGCAGAACTCGCTATCACGCTTAGTCCTATTGACTTTGGCATTCCCTCTACTGGTGGGCTTCGCAGCACTGAAGACCAAGCTGCATTGTATACCTCTGGCAAATCTAAGTGTGATGGACGAACTAACAAATCATATCACCAAACAGGGAAAGCCATTGATGTGTATGGTTATGTTGACGGAAAGGCCAGTTGGGAAGCCCTTCACCTTACCACAATCGCCACTGCTATGCTGCAAGCATCCGCACAACTAGGGTATGAATTAAAATGGGGTGGCTTGTGGAAGAGTTGGCAGGACATGCCTCACTTTGAGTTGAGGGATTAACATGGGTTGGTTAAGTTTCTTAAATCCAATTGCAAGTTTAGGTACTACTTACTTAGAAGGTAAGAACCAAGTAGCTAAAGCTAAGTCAGAAGCAGCCATTGTAGGAATACAGGCAGACGCTGATGTTAAGACAGCAGGAGCTAGGGCAGCTAACAAGCTTGCTGATGATGGGCAAACACAAGACTTTAATTTAGATCTAGTAGCAATGCAGCAAATGGACAAGTCCTTGTTAGACGAGGTTATGATTGCCCTACTACTAGTTCCTATAGCAGCATCCTTCTTAGGGTATCAAGAAGAAGTTACAGCAGCATTTGAATCCTTTGCTGTTATGCCTGATTGGTATCAGTACTTAGTTATTGGTGTGTACGTTGTTAAGTTTGGTATGCGTGGTTTGTTAACTAAACTAGTCTCAGGAAAGTTAGGTAGTTTAAAACTAAAATAGTAGTCTATTTACTTTTGATTAAAAATATGGTATAATATATGAATTACTTAAATGCAGTAAACAAAGTTCTAAAGCGTTTACGAGAGCGTCCTGTCACATCAGTCTCTGATACTGAATACAGTGAACTCATTGGAATGTTTATTAATGATGCTAAACTTGAAGTAGAAGAAGCTTGGAACTGGTCAGCCCTCAGACAATCTCTAACTGTTACAACCACTAGTGGTGTGTTTAACTACGAGTTAAATGGTACACAGAATAATGTTAGTGTTCTTTATGTAACCAACGTCACTTCTAATGCTTTCATGCAGTATCAATCTGCTGCTTGGTTTGATGACAAGTTTCTTACAGCAACAGTTGCAACAGGAACACCTTCCAACTATTCTTTTAATGGTGTTAGTACTGATGGAGATACTCTAGTAGATATTTATCCCAAGCCTGATGGTGTTTACACATTACGATTTAACGTGGTTGCTAGGACAGCAGACCTTGAATCAGATGCTGATAAGTTTAATGTACCTTCTCATCCAGTAGTTATGTTGGCCTATGCTAAAGCTATTGAAGAGCGTGGTGAAGATAATGCTCAGACAGGTAACACAGCATTCGCAAATGCACGAGCACTACTTAATGATGCTATTCAACTCGATGGTAACAAACATCCCGAAGAACTAATCTGGACTAGCTAATGACAAAGCAATTACTATCAACATCAATTGCAGCCCCTGGATTTTTTGGTTTAAACACACAGGAAAGTAGTATTACTTTAGCCAGTGGTTATGCCTTAGAAGCTACGAACTGTATCATTGATAAGTCTGGACGATTAGGATCTAGAGAAGGTTGGATAGACAGAACTACAGCGAGTACTGCTGTTAACCTTAAAGGACTGCATGAGTTTGTAAACAACGCAGGGGTATCAGAGTTCATATCATTTGGTGCTAACAAAGTATACTCAGGTCTAGCTACACTATCAGACATAACAAACTCTGCCGCTATCTCAGCAGACAACTGGCAGTGTGCTACTTTAAGTAACAGAGTGTACATGTTCCAGCGAGGACATCATCCATTAGTAAGAGAATCAGGAGTAGTACTAAAGAGAATTGATGCTGCTACTAATGCGGCTGGAACTCCTCCTCAAGCTAATGCAGTAGTGTCTGCTTATGGCAGGTTATGGGCTGCTGACATTGTAGGCGACAACCATACCGTATACTGGTCAGACTTAGTTCTTAATCATGGTGGTGGTATTAGATGGACAGGAGGTACTAGTGGTAACTTAGACATAGCTACCTCATTCACTAAGGGTGGAGATTCTATCACTGCCTTGGCTGCATTCAACGGCTACTTAGTTATCTTCTGTAAGAACTCTATTATTATTTATCAGGACTCAGACACAAGTAATAATCAAAGCTACTTAGTACCTACAGATTTAAGACTAGTAGAAGTTATACATGGCGTAGGATGTGTTGCTCGTGACTCAGTGCAGAACACTGGCTCTGATATTCTATTCTTATCTAACTCAGGTCTACGTTCTTTGAGTCGAGTCATTCAAGAGAAGTCTACTCCTATTGGTGACTTGTCTGTTAATGTTCGTGATGAGATTACAGCACTAGAAGCTACAGAACCTGTTGAGAATATTAAGAGTGTATACTCTCCAGAACATGCTTTCTATTTATTAAGCTTCCCTACTAGTGAGCAGATCTACTGCTTTGATATGCGAGGAAAGCTAGAGAACGGAGCAGCAAGAACTACCAGATGGGCAGGTTTATCTCACAGGGGAATGATAAGCACTACTGATGGGCGATTATTGTTTGGTCAAACTACAGGCATAGCTGAGTACAGTGGTTATATTGATGATGACGAAACATATCGTATGCTCTACTACACAAACTACTTTGACTTTGAGCAGCCCACTACAGTTAAGATATTGAAGAGTGTAGGCATCACGTTGATAGGTGGTTCTGGTCAGGCGTTTACAGTTAAGGCTGGTATTGACTACTCAGATGAGTACAGGTCTTATAACGCCACAGTTAAACAGACTGCTCTATCTGAATACAATGTTGGTGAGTATAACATTGCTGAGTATACAGGTGGTGGCGGTACTGACCGAGTTAAACTATCTATTGGAGGTACTGGCTCAGTGGTTCAATTAGGTTTTGAAACAGAGATTAGTGGCAATGAAGTTTCTATTCAGAAATTTGATTTATATATTAAAACAGGTAGGGTCATATAATGAGTAACTATACAAAGTCCACAAACTTTGCAACTAAAGATAGCTTGTCAGCAGGTAATGCTCTCAAGCGTGTTAAAGGTGCAGAGATAGATGATGAATTTAATTCCTTAGCTACAGCAATAGCTACTAAGGCTAACGCAAACAACACAGCACTGACAGGTGTGCCTACTGCTCCAACTGCTTCTTCTGGAACTAGCACTACACAAATAGCTACTACAGCTTTTGCTCAAGGAGCAGGATTTGTAGCAGGTACTGTTATGGTGTTTCATCAAGCTGCTGCCCCTACAGGGTGGACTAAGGTTACCACTCACAATGATAAAGCATTACGTGTAGTGTCTGGTAATGGCGGTGGTAGTGGAGGTAGTACTGCATTTAGTACTGCGTTTAACCATACACACGCAGACAACTTTAGTGTAAACAATCATACACTATCAATTGCTCAAATACCTTCTCATAACCACGGATACACAGGTAGTCAAGGGAGGGCAGATGCTGATGGAAGTGGTGATTTATCTACTAGCGTAGGAGCTGCTAATTCTTATGTCAGTTACACTAAATTAGAAAATCAAGGTAGTTCACAACCACATAATCACGGACTAGCTGGTTCAGTAACTAGTCAGACTATTGCTCCCCATTATGTTGATGTGATCATTTGTTCAAAGAATTAAAATATGAAAATTGTATTAACCTGTCCTCTAGGACATACGTGTGAGAAAGCAGTTGATGGGTACATTGAAAGGTGTGCTTGGTACACTAACATCAAAGGTAAAGATCCGCAGTCGGAGGAGATTATTGATCAATGGAAATGTGCTATGACTTGGCAACCAATTCTTTTAGTAGAGAATGCTCAGACAAATCGTGGACAGACACAAGCTTTAGAATCGTTTAGGAATGAAGTTGTAGCAGGACAACAGATTCTTGATCATAACAAACTAATTTCAAATAGAGGTACAGTATAATGTGGGGACAGATTGCAGCAGCAGTAGCACCATCATTAATAGGTGGGTTATTAGGTAACAAGGGAGCTAATGCAGCATCACAAGGTGCTCAACAAGCTTCTCAGATGCAGATAGATGCAGCTAACAAAGCATACGAAGGGGGTACATATAAACCATATGGTGTTACCTCTGGGCTAGGCTCTACTCAGTTTAACAATGGTCAAGCTAGTTTCTCGTTAGATCCTCGATACCAACAAGCACAGAATCAAATGCAGGGACTAGGACAACAAGCCTACACTGCTGCTGGTGGTGACTATGGTCAACTAGCTAATCAGTTCTACAACCAACAGCGTGAGATGGGTGCTGGTAGTCGTAATGCTGAAGCACTAGCACTAGGTGGTTCTATGTTTGGCTCTGGTCGAACTGGTCTAATGTCTAGTGGAGATGCTCTAGGGTTTACTGGTGGTGGCATGATGTCCCCTGATGGTACTGGATTTGCTCAGGCATTTGCACAACAAGACTCAGCAGATCGTTACAATGCACAGCAACAAGCACAGCAGCAAAGGCAGATGGATATTAATATTGGTAACAGTATGTTCAATCAGTCTATGGGTCTTGATGCAGCAGGAATGGATCAACAACAACTAGCTGGTATGTTAGGAGCACAGCGATCACAAGCTAATAATGCTGCTGGTAATAACTTAGTCTCTGGTATGGGCGGTGGAGCAGAGTCTAGGCAGAACCAAGGTCTAGCACAAGCTGGTAAGTACACAGGTATTGGTAATGCACTAGGTAATATTGGTTGGGATAAGATAGGTGGTATGCTTAACCCTGTAAGTGACTCAGATGTAGTCAATGCTTATGCTGGTAACATGAGTAGAGGTGGTGGACATCCTTCTATGGGTGGTTATTCAAACAATGGATACGCTCCTATGCCTTACCTCACAAGTAATCAAGGCATGGGTGCTAACTACACTGGACGGAACTACTAGGAGAATATTATGGCTAGTGATGTAATGAGTTTATTTGGTTTAAATCCTAATGCTTTACAACAGCAAAGGACTAATGATGCAGTGACACAAGCTTCTGCAATGAATCCTTTCTTTGCTGCTGGTGCTGCTGGTGGTGCGCTTATGGGACAAAGTGTTAACTCTGCCCTTGGTCTACAGACACCAGAGATGGCACAAGCA